ATCCTAAATATCCTGAGGAAGTATCATGGAAAAAATCAAAAATTATTAAAAATTTAAAAGAAACTGGTTGGGGTTTTATTGTTGAAGCTGAATATGAATTATTAAAAGAGGCATATAAAAATAAAAATAATGTAAAATTTGTTACTATTTCTGAATCTGACATTCCAATTACTAGTTTTGATAAATTTTACACTGATTGTATAAATGATGATAAATCCTGGATTAAATTTATGAAAATTAAAAATTATAATTGGGAAGAACGAATAAATAAACAACCTAAAAAAGGAAAACCTGATTTTATTATAAAACATTATGCCCGTTTTTGTTTAAATCGCGAACATGTTGGTCAATTATTAAAAAGTTATATTAAACTTAAATTTTTTATGAAAATGCATGTTGGAGATGAATTCTTTTTAAGTGTATTACATCCAATTAAAAATGTTAAAGATTTAGCGGTAACTTATGATGATTGGGATTATGTACAAGATTTAGGTAAAAAAATAAAAGAAAAAAAGAAAAAGTTATATGAAAATCAAGAAAAAACGGGTTCAAATAGGACAAATGAATTAAAAAAATTACAAAATGAATATAATCAATTAGTGAAAAGTCCAAAAACTATTGTAAAAGTTAGTAATGAAGATTTAATGAAAATGAAAAAATCAAAATCATATTTTTATCGTAAATTTGATAAAAATAGTGATATTGAAAAATATTGGAAAAATATAATAAAAAATCGAAATTATAAAGGTATTTTACTATAATCTGGTATTAAATCAATTATGGTTTATTTAGAAGCATTATTATCATCTGATTTTTTATTATATTTTTATCATTTAACTTTTCATGTTGTAAAGTTAAATTTTTCTTTGAAAAATTATCATTATATTTCTGTTAATGATTTAATAAACGGAAATGATAGTACATTTATTGAAATATCATCTATTCTAATATTAAAAAAAGACAATATTTATTATGTTTATTTTGATAATAAACAAGATTTGTTGTCAATGAAAAATCCTGGACTATTAGCTGATATTATATATAATAATATGGATGAATTAATAGAAATGTTGAATTATATAAATAGTGTTGATAGATTTAGTTTAATACAAGGTGAAAAAATAAAAATAAAAAATAATTAAAAAAATGTAATATATTTATAAATTCATTAATTATCATATTTAATGATGATGTTCAGACTTTTCAATTAAAGATTTTAAATTCATACAACTATGATTTGAATTAATTAATGTAAAATAAAATATTTCTTCATAGAAATATTTATATAAATCATGTTTAAAATCATCAATTTCATTTAATTTTTTTATTATTTTACATATCAAATAATTAAAATCATTATTTTGTACATTATTTACTTCATTATTTTCATTTTCATTTTCATTTATATTTTCATTTTCATTTATATTTTCATTTTCATCATTATTTGTATTTATTTGATCTTGGTATGGTATTATATTATTAATATCATTAATAATAGTTTCAAATTCTGTTTTATTTTTATGCATCATATTAAAAAACTTTTTAATTAATCTTTTACATAAATTATTTAAATGATGATTGGAATCAGTTAATGCTTTATTAACAGATTTACGTATATGACAATTACATATATTTTTATTTTTTATTTTTGTTTCCATATTTGCTCTACAAATTGGACACATATTATTTGTACATGAATGTTCATCTAAACAAACATGACAAAATTTATGACCGCATTTTGTTATAGTAATGTTTGTACTACCTATTTTCTCCATACATATTGGACATGAATCATATGTTTGTTCAAGATTGTTTATTAATTGTGTATTTATTTTAGCATTAATTATTTCATCAAATTTTCTTTTCATTTTAAATTTTATAAAATATTGTTGCTAAATCAATTTTTTTTATTTTTTTATAATTTAAAAAATAATATTTTTATTAAAATAATTGAATTTTAGTTTTTGTAATATTGTCTAAGACATCTGATGAGTTCCTATCTATATTTAACACTGGTAAAAGACCAGAAGTATTTTGTCGCAGTTGTTAAGACTTCATACCTGTTTCACGACAGGTTATAATCAAATTTTTATATTTTTGTATATTTTTTTAGTCGTTAAATCGGCGTTTAAATGTGCAAAGGTGTAAAATAAATAAATAATAAATAAATAATAAATAAATAATAAATAATAAATAAATAATAAATAAATAATAAATAAATAAATAATAAATAAATAATAAATAAATAAATAATAAATAAATAATAAATAAATAATAAATAAATAAATAATAAATAAATAATAAATAAATAATAAATAAATAATAAATAAATAATAAATAAATAATAAATAAATAATAAATAAATAATAAATAAATTAAAAATAAAAAAATAATTATAATAAATTAATGAATACTTAAAATGTTTTTTATAATTATATATATTGAAATATGAATAATGAATATTATGAATTATTAGGAATTAGTAAAAGTGCTGATGAAAATGAAATAAAAAAAGCATATCGAAAACTAGCTATTATTTATCATCCTGATAAATCACCTGCAGATAAAAAGGAAGAATATACTGAAAAATTTAAACAAATTAGTCAAGCATATGAAGTTTTAAGTGATCCTGAAAAAAAGAAAAAATACGATATGTTTGGTAAAGATGCTGCAAACATGGAAGATGGAGGAATGCATGGTGGTGCTGATCCATTTGATATATTTAAACAATTTTTTGGTGAAAATATGCATGAAGCTAATGGAGGTTTTCAATCATTTCATATGGGTGGAATACCAGGTGGTATGCATGGATTTATGAGTGGAGGAGGAATTCCACCAGAATTTATGGATCATTTTGGAGGAAGAGTAAGAGGAGGTTCAAGAATGTATAAAAAATGTGAAGATATAATTATAACAATAAATTTAAGTTTAGAAAGTGCATTTAAGGGATGTAAAAGAAAAGTTGAATACAATCGAAAAAATAATGATATAAAAGAGAAAATAACAATTATTGCAGAAATTCCTAAATATAGTGGTAATTCATATAAAATTGTTCATAAAGGATATGGAAATAAAAAAAATAATTGTGTTGATGGAGATTTAGAAATTGTAATAGAAATTGAGGAACATTCTGTTTTTAGAGTAAAAGATAATCATTTAATTTTAGAAAAAGAAATTGAATTAGGAAGTTCATTATTGGGAATTCATTTTGGGTTAATATTATTAGATGGAAATAAAATAAATGTAAAAGTTAATGGACCTATTTTCAATAATGAACAAAAAGTTGTACTTGAACAAGGAATAAAGGATAAATATGGAAGAAGAGGGCATTTAATATTTATATTTAAAGTAAAACAAACTGAATTAAGTGTTAAACAAAAAGAAGTTATTTCAAAATATTTTAAAGTTGATCATTTTAAAAAATATGATAGTCCAAGTATTAAAGCAGTAGATTTGAAAAATAATCAATATACTGAAAGCATAAATGACGATATTGATGATATGAGTGGAAATCCAAATGTACAATGTGCTCAATCGTAATTACATCGAACAAGAATATATCAAATTTATTAAAAATTATTATTATTAATAATTTTTAATAATTATTATTTTTTTATTTAAAAACATATTTTTATTTTTTTAATAAAATTATGGATGAAATAGAAAATAATAAACAAATAAGTAAAAAAGACATTAAAGAAAAAGAAAAACAAGATAAAAAAATAGCAAAAGAACTTAAAGAAAAGGAAAAACAGTTAAAAAAAGAGCTTAAAGAAAAGGAAAAACAAGATAAAAAAATAGCAAAAGAGCTTAAAGAAAAGGAAAAACAAGATAAAAAAAAAGAAAAGGAATTAAAAGAAAAAGAGAAAAATAATCAAGTATTATTAAAACCATATCAAGATTTAAACAAAATTGAATTAGGAATAGATGAAGCAGGACGTGGATGTTTATTTGGTGATTTATTTGTTGCAGGAGTTATATTTCCTAAAAATATTCAAGAATTAATTGATATTCACAAAGTAGTAATTAAAGATTCAAAAAAGATGAGTAAAAAGAAAAGATTAGAATCCATGGAATTTATAAAAAAACATGCATTATTTTATCATATATGTCAAGTAAGTAGTAAAACAATTGATGAAAAAAATATTTTAGTGGCTACATTAGACGGAATGACAAATGTAGTTGAAAATACAATTATTAGTATGAATATTGATAAAATATTAGTAGATGGAAATAAATTTAATACTTTTATTACTAAAGATGGAAATGAAATAGAACACGAATGTGTTATTGGTGGCGATAATAGTTATTTATGTATTGCAGGTGCATCTATTTTAGCTAAAACGGCGAAAGATTTATATATAGAAAAGTTAGTGGAAAATCATCAAGACTTAGAAAAATATGACTTAATTTCGAACAGTGGATATGGAACACAAAGGCATGTAGAAGCAATTGAAAAATATGGAGTTAGTGATTGGCACAGAAAAAGTTTTAGTATTTGTAATAAGGAGAAGACATTATTGAAGAAAGAATGGAAAAAGAAAATATTAGAAGAAAAAAAAGAAAAAGAGAATTTAAAAAAGTGTATAGATGATTTTTTTTAATTTATAATTTATAATTTATAATTTATATTTTATATTTTAGATTTTATATTTCATAAATTCTTTGATATATGGAAATTCATTGATATTACAATCAATTAGATATTTTTCAATTTCATCTGGTGTTAAATAAAACCATTGATTTTGCCCGGCTGACACATGAACAATAATATTTTTACCGTCAATTCTTGCAAAATATGAAGTTCTGTAATCCCATAAGCCATAATGCATAACTATATCTTTAGTACTTTTAAGAAATTCTTCTAAACAATCGCGTACGAAACCATATTTAGAACCATTAACTTGTGGTTGTAAAGTTCCATATTCTGATACATTTATAGAATTCATCATTATTCTGAATCTATTTATTAAAACTTCTTCAGGACTAGGAGGAATAGGAATAGTTATCTTATTTCCAACTTCAATTTTTGGTTTGTCTTCTATTAATTGTTCCCAAGTAAGAAGACCATCATTATTTGATTGATGTAAATCAAAACATGGAAGTTTATCATAATCATCGGGTTTTATAGATGATTTATTTTTAATTGTACTAGAATTAATTTTAATTTGTTGAGTTTGTTCCATTATACTTTGATTATTAATTTTATATTTTAAGACTTATATTTCAATTTTTTTTATATTTAAAAATTAAAAAACAAGTATATATATGCTTGAATTTGAATATTCAAATGATTTTGATAGATTTATAAATATAAGTATTTTTATTTATGGAATAAATTTATTGAATGATAATAATTTTTTAAAAATGAATATGAAAATAAGTATTCAAGATATAATGAAATATGAAAACGAATATTTTGAAATTTTTCGTGAAAAAATTGAAAATGAAGTCAAAAAATTTATTGTTAAAAATATTAAAGAACAATCACATAATATTGTTGAAATGAGTAAAAAAAATAATATTTCATTACATAATATTGTACAATGTCTATTTATAAATAATAAACTTGATAATATATTAATTGAATGGAGTTCATCATCTTTAAAAGAATTTTTATATGTACCTAATAAACATTATTTAATTTATTTTGAAGATGATTTAATGTTAAAAACGAAAAAAATATGTTTTCAATATTCATAATTAATTTATGATTTTACTTTATGTTTTGACTTTATGTTTTGACTTTATCTTTTGACTTTATTTTTAATTTTATTTTTTTTTATAATTTAAATATGTTTAGCTTTTTGTTAAAGATAAATTTAATTAATTTATTCATTAATTAATTCATTAATTAATTCATTAATTTATTTTTTTTTAATGATAAATTTCATAGATTTTTCTACGGGATCTCTATTTTTATTACAGAAAGGTCTGTATCTATAAAAATCATCATAAGATTTTATGTCTAATGAACCAAGAAATCCTTTTTTCTCTTCAACCCAAGCTTTTTGTTTTACTATTTGCTTAGATGCTTCTTTGGATTCTTTTGTTTCTGGTTCTTTCTTAATTTTCTTTTCTTTTTCTTTAATATCATTTTCTACAACTTTAATATCGTCTTTGATAATTTTATTAATTTTTTCAAAAAATGCTTTTAAGTCGTCAGGAGTTTTAAATTCTTTTCCTTTAGGTAAAGAAGGATCTTTATCTCTTGCTTCTTGTACAGATTGATGCATAGCTTTACGAATTTCTTCTTGAGAATATTCTGTTCTTACATCAAATCCTTTAGATTTCATAAAGTCAGACACAAAACTTTCTACTTCATTTTGTTTATCCATAGCATTAGGAGTTGAAGATTTTTCTTTCTTTTCTTTTTTTCCTATACATTTTTTATTAATTTCAATTAATGTTAATACAGAAATTTGATTAAAGTCCGTTAATGCTTTCATTATTTTTTTTCTTTCTGTCATATTTAATTCCTTATATTCTTCTTCATTTAACAATTCATTGTAAATTTTTTTAATAAGATCATCAACTAACTGTGAAAATCCATCTATATTAAACATTGGAACTTCAATTTCTTTTTCTTCTACTTCATCTTTTTCTTCAGATAATTCAGAAGGAATATCTTCTTCTCCTTCACCTTCACTTGAAGGTTCAGTATCACTATCAGACTTCTTTTTTGCTTTTTTTATTGTACATTTTTTTAATATATCATTAAGCATATTTAAAGATGTTACATTAATTAAACTTAATATTACTCTTAATTTTTTCATTTCTGTAGCATTAAGTTTTTGATATTTTTTCTCATTTAAATATTTTGTATTAATATCTACTTTAAGTCCATTAAATAACTCTGTAAATCTTTTAGTATCAATTGAACTCATTTTGTTTTATCTTGTGTTATATCTTGTGTTATATCTTGTGTTATATATTAAAAATAAATTCAATTTTTTTTATTAATTCATTATTAATAAAAAATAACTTACGTTATTATATTATTTTTATTATTTTTATTATTTTTTATTATTTTTATTATTTTTATTATTTTTTATTATTTTTATTATTTTTTATTATTTTTTTATTGTTTTTTATTGTTTTTATTGTTTTTATTGTTTTTTATTGTTTTAAATCATTTATTTCTTAGATTTAACAGGCTTAGCCTTGACTTTGTTCAAGTAATCAGCAGTAAAGCAAAGATTAGTATAACTCATGACATTTGTGTATCCCATAACTTCAGGAATAGTCTTTAGTTTAGATAATCTTTCACTTTCATCTCTAAGATTAGTAAGCTCTCTCATTTGTTTAGTACCATCTTGTGGTTTAGAAGCTTCATATGTCTTAATTTCAGCCTTAAGCATGTCCATATTTTTACCAATAATCTTGGATACAGCATCAAGGAAAGTTTTAAGTTTTCCATATACTTTGAATTCTTTATCACTTTCAAGATTAGAACTAATCTTATCAGGATTATTTTTCTTTTCTGATTTTACGAAATCTGTAACTGCTGTGTATGCTTGATTTCTTGAAATAAGCTCTGATGTATCAGATTTACCCATAAATTCGTGTAGGCAACTTTCACATTCAAGTGGCTTTTTAACTGCAGGTTCAGTAGTAGATCCACCCGATGATTCAGATTTGACTTTCTTTTGCTTACTTGATTTCTTGGCATTCTTAAAAGCAGATGCCAATGTTTCAAGATAAGTGGTTTCGAATGAGTTAATTGCTTTATCCATTTTCTTTTTTTCAGTAATAAAATTTTTAATTTGTTTTTCATCAATAACATCAAGTTTTTTAGAGATTTCATTAAGTTCATTAAAAGATGCTACAACTTTATCCATTAAAGTATAAAATGATGAATTAATTTCTGATGTTTCACCATTGGAATTTTCTTCATTAACTGTTTGAGCTTGAACAGGCTCAGGGGTTTGTTCCACTTTAGCTTCTTGTGTTGTAGCTTTCTTGGTGGATTTTTTGGTTTTCTTTTCTATTGTTGCGGAGGTGCTCATTTTATTTATAATATATTATGTAATTATTTCTTTAAGTACTTTTAGCATTAATTTATGTATTAAAAATATTTATTTTTAAAAAAACACGATTACATATGCCATTTTTTAAAAAAATACTATTTTTAATTTAAAAAAAATAAAAAAATTAAAAATTAATAAATTCTAATGTGCTTGAACGTATTTAATTTATTAATTTATTATTAATTAATTAATTATTTAAAAAAAATATTATTTATTTATTATTTATTATTTATTTATTAAACTTTTTCAAATTCTTCTAATTTCCATTCTTCACTTTGTCCATTAGGTAAATTTCTTTTAATAATTAAAGGTATTTTTCTTTGCCTTAATTCTTCTTCTACAATATCTATAATATTATTAAATCCTGATGTATTTATTTTAGGTTGTGCTCCTGAGCTTAATTGTTGAATTCTTACTCCTAATAATCTTGCTTTTTCAAATTTATTTAAAAATGGTACTGTTTTCTTTTTATTTGTTTTTATTTTTTCTCTAACTTCTTCATAAGATAATACTTCTAATTTATCTACTTTGTTTTCTACTTCATTTCCTAAATAATTTATTTCATCTTCTTCTTCAATATCTTCAAAATCATTAATTTCATAATCATCGTCATCATCAGCCATACTATATTTATATGTATATATTTTTTACTTTAAATAATATTCATTTTTTTATTTTTTTTTAAAATTTTAAAAATTTTATTAATAATTTTATTTTAAAGATTTTATTAATAATTTTATTTTAAAGATTTTATTAATAATTTTATTTTAAAGATTTTATTAATAATTTTATTTTAAAGATTTTATTAATAATTTTATTTTATGAATATTTCCATTCCACATTACATGTAGTACATATATATGTTAATTTAATTGATTGCGGGTCTTGTATAAATACAGATTCACTTTGTATTTCTTTTTTATTTGTTTCACAATTTTTATTTGGACATTGTTTATGTACTGTTCTAGGTAATGTATCATCATATATTAAATATTGTATATTTTTAGTTAAATTTGCACTTTTTATTTTAAAATTCTTTTTTTCAACAACACTTCCTTCAAATATTTCTTTAAACCCGCAATCTTGACAACTTAAATACAACTTATCTTCATCTTCTAATGGATATAACTTATTATCACATTCTTTACAAAAGTCCATACTATTATTAAATATTAATATTTATACTTTATATCTTTTTATTTAAAAATATTTTTCAATTTATATTTATTTTTTAAAATATTATTTTTAAATATTATTAAATATTAATTTTAAATATTTGATTTTTTAAATAATTATATTAATATTATATATACAATATGAAATTATTAATCATATTTTTATTACTTATTTTTATTATTTTTATTATTATGAATAATTTATTAAATATTAATGAAAATTATACTGGTTTAAATACTGATTATTTTAAACTTAATCTTAAAAAAAATAATTATACATTTGATGAAAATAAAAATATCACAAAATGTGATTTAAATGGTGAAAATTGTATTACTAAAAATTTTAAATATCATTTTAATACTCCCGAATCCGTTAGACTTGTTAAAAATAAAGTAGAAACTTCCCAATTACTCTTAAATAATCAATTACCTGCACCTAAATATAATGTAGTTAATATTAATAATAATTTTGATAATATTGTAAAATCTAATTTATCTAAAAATATAAATTATCCAATTATTATTAAACCCATTAATGGTACATTTGGTATTGATGTTTATACAAATATTGAAAATAATGAAGAATTTTATAATGTTATAAATGAATTAAAAAATAAAAATAAATATGACTATATGATGGTTGAAGAATATATTCAAGGACACGTTTATAGAATTTTTGTTTTTAATGACAAAATTATTGATGTCGTACAACGTGAAAGACCTTTTGTTATTGGTAATGGAAATACAAATTTATCTGATTTAATTAATCAACGTAATCAAAAACTTATTCAAGATAAATTATTTCCAACTAAAAATATAAGTACTAATTTAATTCAAAAACAAGGATATACTATGAATAGTATTATTAAAAATAATCAAACTGTATATATTAGTGATGTTATTAATATGCATAATGGTGCTATTTTAAAAAGAATTGATATTCATTCCATTCCTAAAGAAAATTTAGATTTATTCATTAATGTTGCAAAAATATTGAAAATTAACTGCTGTGGTATTGATTATATTTCAAAAGATATAACTACTGATTTTAATAAAAATAAAAATGTAATTCTTGAAGTAAATGGTACTCCCGATACAGAAATACACACAAAATTAAATAACTACGGAAATAACTTTTTCGAAAATGTCGTTAATAATATTTTTTAACTCATTATTATTTTTTTAAATTTTTCATATTCATCTTTTATTAATTCATAATCTAAAAAAACATTCATACCATATGCCGGCGAATTTATAATTCCATTTTTATTTTTTACTATATTTTCAATATTTTTATCATAAATATTGATATTTTCTTTTACATATGATTTTATTATTTCTTTAAATACCTCAAATTGACCCATATCTTTATTAAATTGCTCAAATATTGATATTTTAATATTTGCATATCTTATAATTTTTGTATATGTATCAATACAAACTTGAGCAGAATTTTCAAATCCAGGTTCATTTCTTAATGGCTCTTCATTAAATACTAACGCTTGAATAGCAACAAATATATTTGAAGCAGTATTTGTAGGAACCCAACCAGGACCTTTCCAGGTATTTAACATTGATATACAAACTTTTCCATTAGTATATAAATTAGGATTAAATCTAACTTTTACTAAATTATTAGAACCATTATTATTTGATGTTAAATATCCTTGTGTGCTATACTTCATATTTGGTGGTGTCATTGGATAATCTTCAGGATATGTTAATTCAAAAAAATAAAATCCTTTTTCATATGGTGTATCTTCTGGACCAATAAACATAACATTAATTTTTTCTATATTCGATTCATCATAATCAAAATATATTCCACTTTGTTTTAATACTTCTTTTGATTCTTCTAATTCTTTAAGTTCGTTTAATATTCGTTTTACTTTTCTGGACATATTTGCAAACGCAGGATATTAAATATTATTAATTTGTTTTTAAGCATTTAATTTTTATTTTTTTAAAAAATAATAAAAATTATATATTACAATAGTTCAGATTTTGACTTAAAAACTATTTTACAATATATATATATAATGTATAAACTTCAATCAAATAAACGAAAATACTTAGACTATAATATTTGTTCAAAAAAAGAAAAAGAAAAAGATAAACAAAAAAAAATAAAAACTGAAGATAATGAAGATGGAAATGAAGAAGAAGGTGTTAATTTATTGAGTGCACTTGGTTTAGGAGGTGGAAGTGCTTCTGGAATAAAAGATAAAAATAAAAAAATTGAGCGTGATGCTAATCATATTTATTTTTACAGTGAAGTTAATCGTGATTCTATATATGAATTGGCTAGTTTAATTAATGAAGTAGAAGAAGAAAATAAAGCATTATCTTTTAAATTGAAAATTGATGATATTCCTATTTATTTACATATAAATTCATATGGTGGATGTGTATTTTCTGCTTTTAATATTATTGATGTTATTCAAGGATGTAGTATTCCTATTTATAGTATAATTGAAGGTTGTGCTGCGTCTGCAGCAACATTAATGTCTGTTGTTTGTGATAAAAAATACATTCGAAAAAATGCTTATATGTTAATTCATCAATTAAGTAGTGGATGTTGGGGAAAGATGTGTGAGATTGAGGATGAAGTTCAAAACTTAACTGATTTTATGGATAGAATTAAGAAAATTTATACTGAAAATACGAGTATTCCTAAAAAGGAATTAAATGAATTATTAAAGCATGATTTATGGTTAAATAGTGATAAATGTTTGAAATATGAATTGGCGGAAGAAATTATGACTTAAATATATTTATTATTTAATGATTTTATTATTTAATGATTTTATTATTTTATAATTTAATTCGAATGAATAATTTTTATTTTTTTTTAATTCATATGAATATTTACAATTTGTACAACAAAATTTTGATTGTACTAATTTAATATTGGCAGTATTTTTATCTCTCCAAACATCATATAAACAATTTTTACATTGAAAACCATAAAAATTATTAATTTCTTTTATTTTTATTTCAGTAATTGTTTTATTTTGTTTTAAATTTTTATTAATTATTTCAACAAACCAATCATCGTCAATTAGTGAATTATTTCTTGAATTGTAATCAAAGTCTGATAAATAGCTCATGTTGATTTATTATTTAATTAATAAAAAATTAATTAAAAATCAATTTTTTTTTTGATTTTTTTTTTATTTTTATTTAAATATTATATACATGATTTTGATTTTGTTGACTATTATTATTGTATAAATTATTTAATGTACCATAATTTATTGGTATTTCAATATATTGATTATTATTTATAAATCTTTTTTTATCTAAAAAATATTTAATTACGAAATAAATTGATATTTGTGATGACATTATAGTTATAAATGCTAAATCTATTTGACTAACAACAGTCGCTATTTGAAATAATTTTTTGGCACCTTGTATAAAATATATTGTATTAGAATAAAATTCTAATTCAAAACGAGTAAAATCGGTGATTTCGGTTTTATATGGATTATATGTACTAAAATTTATAATTGGAAATGCTAAATCATTTAAAAATATTTCTGTCACATTAACTATAGATATAAAAAATATTAATAAAAAATATTTTAATGGATTATCTATTGTTATTGATATAAAAACAAAATCTTTATGCCATCCCATTCGAAAATAATTTGATGTATGATCATCAAATATAAAAAAACATCCTACTAAAAATAATAAAAAAAATAAATTAATTGCTGTACATATTTGCAATATATATTTATTTTCCATGTAACTAATTTATAAATATATTATAAATTAATTTATATTAAATTAATTTACTTATATGTTATTTATTCATTTATAAAAATAATATAAATTAAATATTTTCAATATTTATTCTTTCTAATATATTTGAAACATTATTTAATACATGCTCTAATTGTGTTATACAATAATATACTGGCTCTCTTTTATTTAACTTTCTTAGATTATTCCACTTTTTAATATCATTAATAACTTTGTCTTGACACCCATATATAACTGCTTCATTTAATTCATCAATACTGTTTTCTTCATCTGAACAAAATATTATATTATCTTCGAATGTTGATAATGAATTATTCATTATTTTTGTGACACTTAATTCTTGGCTTTTTGTCATTATTGATAATTCACTTTCTTCATCACTATATGTTTTTCTTAATTCTCTTAATACATAGATATTTGAACGTGTCATATTATTCACAATATATTATGAGAATTAATAAATTATTTATATTTAATTACCAATCATTTTTCGATTTTTTTTACCATTATCAAAACATCAATTGTTTTATTTATATTATTTTTATCGTTATTTTCTTGTTTTATTTCTTGTTTTATTTCTCTAATTATTTTAAATTTATGTTTTGTATATAATTGAATAGCATGTACATTAGTTTTACGTACTTTTAATTCATAAATTTTAAATTTATTTTTTGTATTCTCTATTAAATAATATAATCCTAAATATCCTATTCCTTGATTTTGATATGCTTTTTTTGTATGTACAAAATCAATATAACAAGAATTACTTTTATTTGAAAATACTAACCGTTCAATATGACATACTTCATTATGAAATATATTAAATAATATAAATAATATTGTTTGTCTATTATTTTTTTGATGATTTTTAAAATCTAATATAATTTTTTTTAAATCATAATAAGATTTATGCTCTTTTATAATTTCTTCTATTGATGTCTTTAAATTATAATTTGTTAAAAAATTATTTAAACATGGTAAATGTAATAAAGCATATTTATATTTTTTATTATTTATTTCTAAATCATAAACTTTTTCCATATTATTTATTCTTCATTTTTATTTATATTATTTTTCATTTGAATTAAAATTTCTTTAACACTATCTTTAATATTTTTTACTTTATAAAATGATTCTAAACGGAAAGTTTCTAAAAAATTATTGGATCTTCCTGATGCTAATATTTTATTTTGTTCTTCTATAGTAAAGTTTTCCCATGTAAAATTGGGATCAACTATTTCTTTATACATTTCTAATATTTCATTATGACTAATTAAACCTGGATTTGTTAAATTAACTGTTCCTTTTAATTTTTTTATTGACATATCTACCATAATTGGTATTAATTCATTTAATACTGTCATAGAATTTGGTACAGAACATACTTTTTGATAAGTAGTAATTTTAGTTATAAAGTTTCTTTTATTAAATTCATCTGTAATTGGCATACGTATTCTTACATTTAATACATTATCTTCTAACAAATGCATCAATTGATCTGTAAATCCTTTAACTATTGAATAAGATGAACCAAAAAAATTAGGCTTACTTTCTTCATTAAATCCATTTTTTTCTTCTCCAAATGGATGTTCTTCATCAAATTGAAAAATACATCCTGTACCTAAATAAGTAAAATGAAAATCATATTTTTTGGCAAATAAACTTAATACCATGGGTGAAAATAAATTATCTCTTACATTTTCATATACTTTTCCAGGTTTTTCTAAATAATCAATAGTTCCTATATATTCACCTTCATATGTTCCATGTGTACGTCCAATTAATGATATTACATGAGTTGGTTGTACATCTTGGATTTCTTTTTCAAGTTGATTTATGTCATTTACACGAGAATTTCCTGAGACAACTTCAATATTTTGTTTCATACTCTTTAGATGAGTATATACTTTATTTCCAATCCATCCATTTGTACCATATATCAAAAATTTCATTTTTATAAATATTTATATTTTTATTTTTATTTTTTTTAAACAAATAAAAATCGAATTTATTTTTTTATTAATAAGTACAAAAAATAAGATGAATTCTCTTATCCCTCCACCTGGTTTTTATATAATTGATCAAAATATAGATGAAGATTGTAAAATAATATATGATTTATGTAAAATATTAATGATGAAGCCAGTAAAAAAAAAATGGGTTCCCAGTGAAAATGAAATAAAATTATTTCATATTATTATAGATAAATTAAATGAATATACATTAGGACAAAAAGAATATATTGGCTTACGACAACTTTTAAAAAACAAAATTGGAGAAGAATTTGTAAGTCAATTTAATAAACTACTAAGTTCAAGATCTTTATTATGGAAAGATCCTTATGTTTGTTGTACACTAAATGAATGTTTAAATAGAAGATCTTCTAAATTTAAATTGATTGTTAAAGAAGAAAATCAAATGTTTTTTTTATGTAAACCCAGTATTTTACCTAATGGTTTTTATGCTTGGAACCCATCTTTTTAATTATTTCATTTTTATAATTTTATTTTAATTTTTTATAATTTTATTTTAATTTTTTATAATTTTATTCTATTAAATCACTAAATTCATTTAATAATATATTAAAAAAACCTTGATAATAATTTAATGCAAATTGTATCCATAATGAATTTGATAAACACCACCAATTAAATATAATATTTACTATTTTCATGATTGATTAACTAAATATGGAAAACGTCTTCTTAATATATTATATATATCGTGGGTTATTTGTTGTCCAAATAATTCCCAATAATCAATCCAAAAACTATTTGAAAAATAAAACCAATAATATGTTATGTTAATAAACTTTATTAAGTTCATTTACAATATACTAATTTTCCTATATAGATTCAATTTTTTTATTTATATTATTTATATTATTTATATTATTTATATTATTTATATTATTTATATTATTTATATAAAAAAGAATTATTTATAATTATTTATGTATAGAAAATTAATTACAAAAAAAATAATTATTATTCAAAAATATGTACGAGGATTTTTATGTAGAATTAAAAGATTACCACTTATTTTATATATTATTCAAAATTATTTAACTTCTTTAAATTATCAATTTTGTAATTTTAATAATGATGGACGTATTAACAGTAATTTTGATGAAGAAAATATCATAAATATATTAACAAAAAAATTTGGATGGAAAATTAAAAAACCTGGAATACGTAATTGGTTTGATATTTGTATATTTGATAATTATTATGGATGGTTGCCTGTAAATATTAAATCTACAACAACAAAAACAACTGATAATGTTGGAAATTTAGCTTTAACCGTTTATGCTTATACAAATGCTGATTTAGATTTAAATAATGGATATGAAAATGGAAATATGGCAAATTTATTATTTAATAAATTAAAAAATAATGAAATTAATTATGTACATAAAAAAGATTATTATTTTTTAGTTTTAAATAAAAATAATAATAAACAAGTTATTGTAAATAGTGTTAAAGGTCTTTCTAAAATAAGTCCTAATATAAATAATTTACCATTTCAAGTAAAATGGGATCTAAATCAAGAGTTTCAATATAAACATATACGTCTATGTATAAGTGATTTTTTAGGAATTATAAAAAAATCAAACATGAGTTGGAAAGAGACTTTTCTCCAAAATGTAAGAAATTATTTATGATTAAAATCATAAATGATTTTTATTTTTTTTTAATCATTTTCTTCTGAATCATTTTCTTCTGATTTTAATAAATTATTTTCTCGGTTAGGATTAGGAATTACAGGATAAAGAATAATATGTAAAAGACATTAAAACCATATTATTATATATATACATAATATATTTAAGTAATTTTATGTCCCATTTATATTAAAACAGGTGTAATTTCAATTTTTTATTTTCATTTTTATTCGAATTAGAACATTTTATTTATAAAGTCATCAAGCTTCTCTTCATAATAAACATCTAGAGATGTTTTAAGCACATACGAATGTACTCCTGTTTCGTCTCCATAATCATCATCAACAAATAATTAACATGATTTCTATGTATTTGCCCAGGATTAAGCTTTGGCTTGTATTTAATCTAATTAAAAAATGAGAAATCCATGGAATATTCGTTAATCTTTCCTCCATCTCTAAGCTTTTTTTGATATCTTCTTTTGATTGTTGTTTTGTTATTATCAAACAAAAAAAAACTGGAATATAAAAAAAAATTATGTTTTAATTTTTTATTTTATTGAATAATTAGGTATACAACATTCTTTTAAATTTTTATGATTTATTTTAAATCGATTTGAAAACATATATTGCTCTTTAAATTCATTTGAATTAAAATAATTCATTGTTTTTTCTAAATTTATTTTTTGTTTTGGTATTAAAATTAATAAATTTCCTCCAAAATACTGCACATGTGATTGAAAACATACTTCTTTTTTCCTTGTTAAATTATACATATATAAACATTTAGTTTTATTATTTATGATTTGATTATTTATGATTTTATTATTTATGAATTTATCTATATGCTTTTTGTTTCGCGGTAATCCAAATTCAAACCAATTTGTATCATCTATTTTACGCACTTTTCTCTGTTTTAATTCTTTTTTATTTAATTCTAAGTATTCATTCAGATTTTTATTTTCTGTTGGATAATTTGTTAGAAAAATATATTTTTCTATGTTATTTTCTCCCGTTAAAATTTCTATATTTCCATAAGTGGAATTTTTTAATAACTTTTCATTTCCACTTACCATACCCACATATACTTCAAAATAATCACCAACTTTTATATTTTGTAATTTGATTTGATTTTTGTTATTTTGATTTGAATTATGGATTGAATTTTGATATGCACTTGAAAATGTTAAAGAACCATTATTATTATTTACATATTTCATTTCATTATTATAAATAATATTTGTTTCATTGCTTGCTTCTTTTTTTGATTCTTCTATTTTTTGATATCGAAATATTAATACATCTATAGATGCTTCTTCAAATAAATTTTCTTTATTTGGATGGTATATGTGCGTAAATTTACCTTGACTCATCATTTGATTGATTAATTTTGCCGATGACGTTAATTGAAAAAAATCGGACGGAATAATAAAAATCAATTCTCCATTGTTTTCTAACAAATTTACACATTTTTTAATGAATTCTATATATAAATTTGGTTTTCCTTTTTTTTTGACATAAGGTGGATTTCCAATAATTGTTTCGAATTTTTGATTTTGATTGGGATTGGAATTTGGATTATATTCAAGAAAATCAACATAATGAATTTCTACTTTATTTATTGATGAAAGGGGAATTAAATTTTTATCAATTTCAATCATAATAAATTCTGTGTTTTGAAATGTTTGATTTGGGTCTTTTTTTAAATAATCAATAATATGACCTTGACCTATAGATGGTTCTAATATTTGTTTTGGTTTATTTTTTATAAATTCTTTTAAGTTTTTTAATAAACTTTCATTTTTTGTAAAATATTGTCCTAATTCCTTCATTTATGAATGTTGGTATATAATAGTAAATAACTTTTAATATTATTTATTTATTTTTTTAAAGATTTTCTTTTGATTATAGAAAATGTTGATTTACTCAATGTATCCTATCTTTTCCATAATGAAAAGAATAATTGAATTGAAATACCAATTATCATCCACTAATAAGCAATCATCTTCTTCGGGATACATATACTTGTTCCTCAATTTTGAAACATGACATGTATTAATATATGAAGAGAATATTCCATTCTTAGAAACTTGTTCTTCTCTGCATGCGACCCTCATATTATCCGCAAATACATAAAGATTTGGACAAGATTCCTTAAGTTTTGAAAGAACTAATTCTTTTTCATAGACTGAAACAACTGTTGAAACAGTCCTACAAATTGTTCTATTAATAATTTCATCATGTTCTTTCAAAATAGAAAAAGCAATTCTAATTTGCTCATCTTCTGTAAATTCTGATGATGTCATATTTGAATGAAGTTTATTGTAAGCTTATATTTATATATAAAATTAAATATCATTTTTTTTTATACAACCATTTCTACTTTTATAGGTGGATGATGTACATAATTATGAATTTTAAAATCTGACACTTCATAATCATCAATGTTTTCACGTTTATTTACTATTTCTATTGTTGGAAATTCATAGGGTTTTCTTGTTATTTGTTCTTGTGCTTCTTTTATGTGTGTTTCATAAATATGACAATTTCCCATATAATATATGAATTCATGTGCATCTAAATCACAATGTTTCGCTATTAAATGCGTTAAAAATGAATAACTTGCAATATTGAATGGACTTCCACATATTTCATCCACTGAACGTTGATACATTGTACATACTAATTTATTAGTATTGATTACATGAAATTGAAATAATACATGACATGGCGGCAATGCCATTTGGTCTAATTGACATGGATTCCATGCTGAAACAATTAATCTTCTGGAATTTCTTTGTTTAGGATCTTTTAATTGTTCTATTATTTCTTTTAATTGATCAATGCCTTGTGAATTGTAATCTGCAGAAGCATTTGTGTAATGGGCATTAAAATGACGCCATTGAAATCCATAAATGGGTCCTAAATCATTAGGTTCATAACTGTGCAATCCTCTTGAATTAAGAAATTCGCGCGTTGAATTTCCGTCCCAAATATGAACATTTTGTTCATTTAAAATAGTATTACTTGTTTGTCCTTTAATGAACATTAATAATTCTTTTAAACATGTTTTCCAAGCGGTTTTTTTTGTTGTTAATATGGGAATTTTATTGTTTGCTAGGGAAAAGTGCATGGCTGAACCAATTCCTACTAGTGTATTTCCATTTCGTCCTAATTCAAGACTTCCTTCTTTTAATAGATCTTTTATTAAATTTAAATATTGATATTCTTCATGATATTCATTTTCTGGGTCTTGGTCTTTATATTTATTTAATTTTGTAATATTTTTTAACATAATGATTTATAATAATAATTATATTTATTGTTTTATTTTTAAACTATTTTTTATTTATTTGTTACAATTTATTTTAT